CCAAGTTCCCCGAAGGGTTCTCGTATGCCGACTACAGCCGTAAGCAGAAAAACACCAGAGACTGGGACCGTAATGTCACTCGTGATTCAGAGATGGAAGACGTTTTCGGTAAGTTCTCAGATGAGCGAGACCCTGAGGTGGATAAGGCTGCTGAGCGCCGGATCAAGGCACTGCGCCGTGCCAATGCCGCCAATGCCGCATCCCCATCCAACAATGCAGAGATGGACCAGTCCGGTCAGCGTGCGAAACTTTCACAGGAAATCGCACAGACGACGCAGGAAATGGAGATGACTGCGAGGGAGCGGGAGATCGCACTGGCGAATGCCAAGATCGTGGATGGTTCCGCATATGCAACCGTGTCAGGTGGTTCACCCCAGCCGTTGTCCCAGTTGACTAACGGGCTGTACCAGAAGGTGTATGGCACCTCCAATATCCCTTCAATTGACAGGATTGACTGGTACGACTATGCGCTGAAGTTGGACAAGCACCTCAAGGCGTCTCACGCGGATTACAAGAAGACGATCCGCCAAAACAACGCCGAGGCTCTCGCTGCTGAGTTCGGGACAACCGACAGTGTCCCCGAGATGAAGAAGAAGGCAGCAAATGGGAAATACGGTCTGGGGGATCGCTTTAACGTGCTCCGCCGGACAAATGAAGCCATTGACCCGTTCAGCATGAATCAGACCGGTGAGGAGGAGAAACCGAATGAAGAATTCGAGCAGATCCCCCAAATCGATGACCGTACAGTCGACCCTAAGGTTCAGCGAGCACGCGATCAGGCGGTGAGAAGTCCATACACCCAGACTCTGCTCAAGACTGATGTGGCCGGTTCCCTGACGATGTATCAGCAGACCAAGGTTCCGACTGAAACCCTGACGCGGAAGTTCTTCTCCGCAATCCAAGGGAAACTAGGATTCTTGAGAGGTCGTCAGGCGGGTGTGGAGTCTCCGGAATTCGGAATGTGGAACCGATTCAAGATGTCTCTTCGGAACCAGTATTTTCGTTCTGATTTCGTCATTGGTTTCAACCTGTCGAACGCGATTGACATAGAGGTCTGGTACGTGACCGAACCGGATCCTAATAACCCCAAGACTACACTGTCGAGCTACTATGTGTACGACGTGAACGCGCAGAAGATGATTCGCAAGTATGCACCGTATTACCGGACGGCTCTCATGGTAGTGGTCGCCAAACTCGGGGTCAAACTCTAAGGAGAATTGAATGGAACGGTCATCAGATTTAGAACTACTCCAGAAAGAAGTCGATAAGATGGGGGGCGTTGCCTCCCGTTTTGATACGGGCCTGATGGCTCTCCATCGCGCACGTCTGGAAGAGGAAGAGGCCGCGAAGAAGCTCAATGCACAGTCCCGTAATCCCGACGGATCATTCGCTTTGGATGGTCAGGATGATGCGGTATTCGGCAGGAGCGACAAGAAGTCGATCTCCGGAATTGGCGAGATGATGAATATCAGACTCGGGGATTGGGATCAGGAGGATGGCCTCAATCCTCTCCTCCACACGCTGATGGACGGTCTCTATGACGTCAATGTCACCAATGCGCTTTCTGACATCGTGGACCCTCTCCGCGATGTCCTCCGCGATGATACCCACGACCTGATCCGACGGTTGGATGATCATCACAAAGAGGACATGATGTGGCAGGCGATGCAACTGGGGGCCATGAAGGGCGGGGCGAACAAGAATGTTGGCTCTCCATTCCAGCGCATGTACCTGTTGTGGAACAACTTCATGCGTCAGCCTTTCTGGAACAGCGTCAACCTCGCGATGCGGGGGTTCAAGGCGGTGCTGTCTCCCATTGCGTCTTCGTTCAACCATGTGCTGTTTGGTGACCGAACTGCTCAATCAGATACTGATCGCATCGTCACTGCAATCGACAAGCAGACCCAATTGATCCGCAATGGTGTCATCATCGACAAAATGCCGTACGAAGACATGCACAAGTATGGTCTGATCGGCGGGAGCGCGAAATGGCTTGGTGAGAAAGCACTGTCTGCGGCAACGTTTGGGAAGGTCAGCAGGAAGAATGCCCAGAACATCGAGAACGACCGTGCGTCGAAAAACCGTGGACTGAATTCGTTTGAAGATTTCCTCACCAATCGGATGTTCACAGTCAACCGCAGACAGACCAATCTGGGTGCCGGTGAAAATTCTGATCCGAATGAGAGCGTCGTTGCGGAACTGAAGACACTGAATGAGACCTCGGGGTTCATCGACAAGTCAGCAGAGGAAGCAGCAGCATTCCTTCGTGAGATCCATGCGACAGTTGCTGATATCAAGATGCTGATGCAACCCCCACCTTCCGTGTCTGGAGCACAGGAACAGGCATCGTCCGCTCAGCGTGGCAGCGATATCACTTCACTGCTCAATCGGAGTGGTGTAACCGCAGCTAATGATTCCTCGATCATGGAAGAAGTGATTCGAACAGCCCAGCGCAATGAAACTCGCATCGTTGACATCGAACAGGAACGTCGTCGTCAGAAAGAAACCACGTCAAGTAGTAACGTGGCGGAGACGACCCGCACTCAGCTGGTCGCGGGTTCTGATGTTGTTCCTGTGACTGTCGCAGGATCACGGGATGTTGCAACCGCATCATTGACAAATTCTACCTCGGTCCCGATCACCACCGGAGTCGAAGAAGAGAAGCGCCAGCGGAGCAAAGTCGAACCAATCACAGGCAGAAACGGTCCTTCTGGATCCAGAACCCCAACGACTGCCGGTGAATCCAGACCAGCCGCACAGAACTCCACCATCGCACGACATGAGTCGGCGCGAAATGCGTTCGCAAGGAAGCATAACGTCGAGAGTCTTGATACCCAGATCGACCTTCAGACTGCTGCCAACGACGAACAGGAACAGACGAACAAGATCTCCAAGAAGATGTTGAAGATGCTTGAGAAACTTCATGGCATGGCAGTGCTTCGATCGTTCCTGAATGTGGGTCGGACTGTGGGAAGTATTATCAGTGGTGCATTTGACAAGCTGACCAAGATGCTCGGGGTGATCGGTAGTGCGCTGGGGGTTAAATCCCTCGCAAAAGGTATCGGCAAAAATGCCAAGACCGCTGGGAAAGCTCCGACTCCTAAAGTTGGCGGTGCTGCAGCGTCTGGTGCACGTTCAGGTGTCCTCGGGCGTCTGGGTGGTGTTGTTGCTCGCGGGGCGTCGATGGGCGGCATGGGTGGTGTGTATGGCATTGCAGCAGCAGTTGTCGCCGCAATGGCATCAGACATCATCGTCAGCCTGATCCCTCAGGAATCTCTGAACAAGGCGAATGGATCCATCGAAGGACTGACTCGGTCTATTCTCGACATGTCTGCGAAATTCAATTCATGGCTCGACAAGATTGCGCTGGGTACGGAAGGTGATCGCAACGCCATCCAGCAGTCCCTCTACAATATGACGACCGAAGGCAAGCGCGAACTCCAGATCAAGGAGGAGCGCATGGAGCAGATGGCAACCACTCAAGCCCAGAACAAGGCCCGCCTGCGTATTCCGGAAGGGAAGACGGTCAATGACCAATATGTCCCGCTGTCGACCGACAGTAAGGAGTACAAGGAGAACGTCAAGCGGTATTATGAGGAGCGGAACGAACTGCAGTCGAAGGGGATCAAAGGTCGCATGGATGAGCGCGGTCGCTGGGTGCCGATGAAGGATTCAAACGGGAACCCTGTACGTCTGGACGGGACTCGTCCAGAGATGGAAGCAGTGAACCCCCCGCTGGAGAATTCATCACCCAAGCCGTTGACTGATGGAACGTCAGCACTCGGTGGTGCAGTTGCCAATACCGTGGACGGTGTGAAGAACGCAGCTGGGAAAGCGAAGGCAAAAGTCGGTCAGGCAGTCGCTGGCGGTCGTTCAATGTTCGACCGGCTGATGGAGAAGATGACCATCGCCGAGTCTGGTGGACGTCAGCACAACAAGGATGGGTCCGTCGTGAAGTCTAATGTCGGTGCTACCGGCGTCCTGCAGATCATGCCGAAGACTGGTCCTGATGCTGCCAAGATGGCTGGTCTCCCTTGGGACAAATACCGGTTCGATCATGACATCGACTACAACCGTGCGCTGGGTATTGCGTACATGCAGAACCTCATGCGCAAGTACAATGGTGATGCGGTATTGTCGACTGCTGCTTACAACTGGGGCATGGGTAATGTGGACAATCTGATCGGTAAGATCGGCGATCCTCGTACCGGCGTGGTGGACTATGGACAGTGGATCAGGCATCTACCTCGTGAGACCTATAACTATGTCAAGAAGACAGCACTGGCTGCGAATGATGAAGCCCGTGCGGGAATCGGCAATGCCAAGAACTATCTGGCGTCTGTCGGCGCTAATGTCAAGACTGGTATGGTTGGTGGGTACGCTACCACAATCTCTGGGGTCCAGAACATCGCCAGTGGGGTGAAAGACTTCTCCGCGTCTGCACCGGCTCGTATTGCGGATGGTTTCAAAATGGTGAGCAGTGCAGTGGGTAACTCTAGGGCAGCAGGACAGGCTGCAATGGCGAACCCCCAGTACGGTGTCAACTATGGGAAGGAAGAGGCCGAAGGACAGGCAGCCGCCTCCGCTGGAGCTGCTGCTGCAATGCGCGGTAGTCAGATCACCGTGGCACAATCCAAGCCCTCCACACCGACCGTTGATGTCGGTCCGTTGAACACGTCGAGAGACCCTCAGGTGATCTCTCGCACCATCAACAACAACAGCCGCATCACGAAGGCTGCCAAGGATAATGCGGTCGCCAGTGTGCAGACCAACTCAATGGGTAACGTTGACACCAAGGCTGTCAACGCCCCTGCAGAGAAGCCTCAGCACAAGCAGGCTCCGGACAACACCGGCAACACAATGGTGAAGATCCTGAGCAGTATCGACAACAAGCTGGGTCAGATCGCCTCGAACGGAAACATCGCGTTCGACGAAGGGACAGTCCTTTCAATTTTCGGGAGATAATTTGATATGCAATACAAGATGAAAGAAATGGATCCGATGTTTCGGATCAGAATCAGTTCAAAGCAAGGGGGCGTCGTGTACGCCCCACTCCCCGATAATTGGGGGATGACTGTTGGATCTGAATTCACAGCACCGTTCGATGCCAACCTCCTTAACGGGGGGTTGTCTAAGGCTGCTGCGTTGGCTGGCATCTCGAAGAAGACCGGTATGGCAACTCGGAAGATGTACTCGAATCCGGAGCCAACCGAGATCAGTCTGGATCTCCAATTCGAAGCCTACTACTCCGCGAAGGAAGAAGTCGTCAATCCGGTCATCCAGTTGATGGCAATGTCACTGGGCACCACATTGACCGCAGAGAAAGCAGTCCAGATCGTCAAGGACATCGTGAATGCCAGTGTGAACACATTCGGTATCAACGATATCTTCAGTGCAGAACAAGTGGATGGGGCAACAGAGGTGGCGACGGCGGTTGATGAGAACGACCGCATCATGGGGTTCATCAACTTCGTCCAAGGTCCACCGACGTGTACCGTTAAATTTGGTAATGTCCTTCGACTCGTCAATTGCTACATCACGTCGGTGGCACCCCAGTTCTCCAACGTTCTGGATGCTACCGGTATGCCGATGAGTGCAACATGTTCTGTCACGATCATCCTTGAGACTGATCCGCGAATCGATGATGAGAACTTCAAGCAATTCTTCAACTCCGGTCTGGCGACTGGCTCACTCGGGGGTGATCCGCTGTGAGCATAGACAAACGAAAGTACATGTACACGGTGAAGAAACTGGAATCCAATTACGAGCTGGACTATCTGGAAACTCCTTTCACCGACATGGAACTGACCACGTCCGAGACGTTTAGAATATCCGCCCCATTCGTGGGGCGTCCTGATCTGATCTCGATGAAGTTCTTCGGGACATACAACATGGGATGGCTGATTTGCCTCCATAACGATTTCCTCGATCCGATCAATGATCTGGAATTCGGGATTCAGATCAAGATCCCAGACCTAGATGAATACTACCAGTATTACAACGCAAACTCGCGAGGCTCAGTCTAATGGCAACCACCGATTACACACTGTTCGAATCCTTCATCGGTAAGAATGAGAAGGAAGACGAGGTGATGATGAAGCTCACGTGCGATCAAGACATCGAGATGCGGATGGTCAGTCCTCGACGCGTCAAGGTGTTCAATGGCCTGTCGATGGGGTCTCCCATGGTGGTCATGGACTTCGTCGATGGGATCGGTGACCTTGTCAATTACCAGAAGCTTGATACCGGTGCCACCTACACACTCTATATGGGTACCAGCCGGTACAAGTCTATCGCATTGTCCCTCAAAATAGCCAAGATCACATTCGAGAACAACACAGCTGGGAAGACGGAGAACTTCCAGTTCACTGTCAACTTCGTTCATGAATCGTGGAATGCACTCTTCAACAGTCGAAAGAACCGTGGCTGGTCGAATGCGAAGCTGTCTACCATCGTGAATGAGATCGCAACAGAAAGTGGTCTCAAGATCAAACACGTGTCAGAGACTGCTGGGGTATTCGACACGGTCGTGCAGCCCCATTGGAATAACCTGACACTTCTTCAGTGGCTGAAGGTGAGGTCATACACCAATACCAATACTGGTGCGACTGGTCATTTCGAATACGGGATCGATTTGAAGGGTAATTTCTTCTACATCCCATTCTCCCAGCTCTATCAACTTCAGCTGGAAGTGTCGAAGTCAGGCAACACTCCTCCTTCCGAGAACCGATTCCCTGTGCCAGTGCTCCGTCTGGATGGTTCCGAACTGAACAGCCGTCAGAGATCTGAATCATTGGAGGACAACGGATATGTCCCTGCCACTTTCGCTGCATATGGGGTGAATGAGGATTATCTGGCATCGACCCTGCAGGGAGCCGGTGGAACAACCAGTATGCACTATGACTATGTGACTGGCACTTATCAGTCAACTACGCAGGACATCTCGTCTTCTACCATCCCCCAGCTGTCTGAGTGGTCTCTAGTCCAATCGGTTGATGAGACTAACTATTACAGGAACTACGGGGGCAGGGACACCAACACCCCGAACATCGGCAACAACCGGATGTCCGAGGTCACTTCTTCTCTTCAGGAAGTGAAGATCCAGACGGAAGGTAACTCGTATGTAATGATCGGGGATGTGATCGAGATGGTCATCCCGACCCAGCCCAACGCATACAACCAGCCCTACAACGAGATGTATTCGGGGTATTACGTCATCTCTGAGGTGGAACATGTGTTCTCGCTCGGGTCCAAGGCGTCGTTCAACACCCGCATCACACTGAGCCGTCAGGGTATCGATGGGAAGGAACATCCCAACCTGACACGGAGTACGGTCGGAAAGATCAATGTGACTAACAACGCCACAGGCTCAATCACCTAATTGGAGGAAGAATGTTCAATAAGCAACTAGACAGAACCCAATCGGAACAGAAGTTCCTTGGGAATTACCGTGGGGTAGTCGAAGCGGACAATGATCCTTACAACTCTGGGCGTGTCAGGATCAGGGTGTTCGGTGTTTTCGATGACATCCTGACGGAGAATCTCCCATGGGCAATCATGTCAGATCCATTCATGGGTGGTATTTCTGGATGGGGAGGATTCATTGTCCCAGACGTAGGAAGCCATGTGTGGGTTTTCTTTGAGGCAGGTGACCCAACACAGCCTGTCTACTTCGCTGGAGCACCAGCGGTCCCTCACGGTCCTCCTGAGGCCACTGAGAATGGAACATACCCTCGCAATAAGGTGATCCGCACGTCGGTCGGTCATGTGATCGAGATTGATGACAGTGAAGGAGCCAACAGGATCAGAGTACACCACTCCTCTGGTACTGATGTCCTGATCGACGATGCGGGGAATGTGACATATACGTGTGTGGGGAATGTCCACAGGACGATCAAGGGGAACCTGACTGAGGTAGTCGATGGCACCGTCAGTCGTCACTCGAAGGGCGGTACCGATGAAACGTCTGACTCAGAGATCTCCATCAACGGCTCGCGCGTCAACATCAACTAAGGAGGCATCATGGCTTATCAATGGACACCCGTGGCTGGCTCCGTGATCATCTCCGGTACCGAGGGAAGAAGTGGATTCAACGTACTGATCACTGCAAGACAGCTCCCTCATGAGGCGACTGATCCTCCCACCCCGAATCCGAATCCGGTACCGGCTAAGATGTCAGTCGATCTCCCAAATGGGATACCCAGTGATGCGATCAACGTCACGACAACCAGTAACAGCATTCGTCTTCAGTCGGATCTCATTCTCGGGTTCTTCCCCATCGAGATTGATTATCTCCAAGGGAGATTGAACGACACACGGGAAACTGCTGGGTCATGGGCTGCACTCCCTGAAGACGCTGAAGAGATCGTGGCAGTCAGGCCGGACAAGAATTCACCCAAGACATACACCGTCAGAGTGACAGCGCGACAGGCGAACAACACGAAGCCCCAGACGGTGAGCTATCTGATGATCATCGCAAACAACTTTGATGCGATCAAAGACCAGCTGAAGATCGAGCTGGCAAAACGAGAGGATTGAGTATGGGAAATGCAACTGCTCGTGTCGGTGATTCATGCACCGGTCACGGCGACAAAGGACCAAGACCCATCGTGGAAGGCTCTGGTGATGTGTTCGTAAATGGACAGCCGGTGGCAAGGGTTGGTGATGATCTCGCCGACCATGGACACGATGGACCCCTCAAGAAGATCTCCTCCGGATCATCCACTGTGTTTGTGAACGGGCAACCCGTTGCGCGGATTGGTGATGATGTGGAGTGTGGATCCATTCTGGCTGAAGGCAGTGACAACGTCTTCACTGGGTAACCCACCCCACATGCCATAAATA